AGGCGACAGACGATGTGGCTAAGCTGCTCGCGCGGCTAGACGACAGGAAGGTCGGCGATGTGGTGGTCTTGTCAGTGGAACGGGCCGGCAAAACGCGCGAAGTGCGTGTGGAGCTGCAACCGGGGATTTGATCGAGTCGATCCGGCCTATCAGGCGGCGCGGAGCAGGCAAGTCGCCTCGGCCTCCCGCCGCGTGACAAGCCCCGGCAGCACCTTGCCACCGCCAAAGACCCAGCGCCGCAGCTCGGTTGCGGCGCTGGGCCAGTCGCGCTGATTGACTCGCCTCCGTAGCGTCGACGTCTGCAGCCGCCCCGCGCCGAGGTTGAACGTGAAGTCCACGATGGCGGCGAGCCTGCTCTCGGGTTCGGTGGCCAGCACCGGGCAGTAGCGCAGCGTGGCGGCGAGTGCCGATTGGAGGTCGCGGACCAGATAGACCTCGGCTTCAGCCTCCGTGATCGGGGGATGCTTTGGATCGCAGAGATGGCCGTACCCAATCGTCCAGAACCCTGCCGGGCAGATGTAGGGAACGGCAGCGGTCTCCACTCCGCGCTTGACCTTGCGCTCGAATCCCTCAAAGCGCTTGGCCAGCTCAATAGCCGCTTTTGGTACCTCAATCACGGCCGCACCCGATCAAACACCCTACCCAAAAACCAGAAGTTCAACACCCCGGCCCACAGCGCCTGATCGGCGTCGGTCCACGCGTGGAGGACCGCGGCGCCCCAGTCGCTGTCGCCGTTGATCGCGCCCACGAACGCTGCGGTCTTGGCGGCGCAGTACAGGGCCATGAACCAGTAGGTGATCACCGGGCGGACGCTGCTTGAGAGCGCATCGGCCCAGCGAACGCGGGACCGCTGGCCTTGGGCGGCGACCGCCTCCCGCAAGGCCTCGATGGCCCCGGTGTTCCATGCTGCGTCCGCTCCCGCGCCGATCTCGGCCATGCGCTGGGCGCCGCGCAGCTTCTCGAATTCCAACGCCTTGTCCTGCATCGCCAGCTCGTGGCTGCGCTCGCCTTTGCGGTCCAGCCACTTCAGGATCTCGGGTGCCAGACGGAAGGCCCCGCCGAGGAGCCCACCGAGCAAGGTCTCGATCATTGGCTGCCTCCCATGAGCTTCAACTTGATGGCGGCGCCCACCAGCAGCGCGGCCAGGATGCCGGTCGTGATGACCTTGACGGCGGTCTGCCAGGCGGTGCGGCGCGCATCGCGCCATGCATCGAGCAGGTCGCGCAGCTCGCGGATGTCCTTGGCGGCACGGCCGTTTTCGAGGCCCAGGTGCGCAAGGATTCGCTCAGCACCCCGCTCGGCGGCGCGGTCGAGCAGCTCGTCGAAGTCCTCGCGGCGCAAGAGGAGCATGTTCTCCACGAGCGCAGGCGGTTGGTTCGGTTCGGTCATGGCAGGTCTCCAAACAACGAAGTTGCGGCGTAGGCTCATGTGGCGCAGCCACGTGATGCCGAAGCCAAAAGCGAAACCCGCCTGATGCGCGTCGCACCAAGGCGGGTTCAGTGGGTTGCGGCGGGATAGCGATCAGACGGCGATACCCGCGCTCCAGCCGCCGGGCTTGAAGACGGCGAGCTTGGCCTCGTCCTCGATGTAGACGAGCCACCCGACCTGGGGCGCGTGGTACTCCCAGACGCCGGCGATGCGCACGGCAATCTGGCTCGCCTTGCCAGCCCAGGCGCCGGTGGCACCGGCCGGGATGATGTAGCGGTCGCCGTTGACGGGACTCGCCGGTGGCGCGGTGAGGTCGCGGTCTTTGACGGACAGGCCGACGATGGCGCCCAGGCGCTTGAGGTTCGCGTCCATCTGCGTGTGCCAGCCGGATTCGCCCAGCGTCCAGCCGTAGGCGAGGCCCAGGTTCGGGTCGGTCGATGGCATGGTCTATCTCCAGGGATTCATGGCTTGGTCGATCGTGTGCCGGATGCGCCGCGCGACAGCCGGGTCTGCGGTGCGATGGACTCGCCGTGGGTGTTGACGCCAGTGCCGCCCGACGATGGGCAGGTGCAGCACCGCGCCGCGCTGGGCGACCAGCCGGGTCAGCAGCCAGTCGGCCAGGGGGTGGATGTCGGTGGTGGCCGCAAGCACGGCCTCGACCGCGGCGCGGCGCATCACGATCAGGCCGTGCACATGGCTGGCCGAGTGGGCGTGCTGGAAGGCGCTGTAGGCGAGGCGCCGCAGCCCCAGAGGGCGCCCGGCTTCGTCCATCAGCGCCTCGTCGGTGTAAGCCAGCACCGCCTGCGGGCAAGCCTCGAGCGCATCGGCCAGCGGCGCGAAGGCGCTGGCTTCATAGAGATCATCGGGATCGACGAAGGACGCCAGCGGCAAGCTGCCCTGCGTGTAGCCCGCCGCGCGCGCCTGGCCGATCCGGCCGGGAAGGCCCGGCAGCACGTGCAGCCGGATCGGCGCGCCTTCGAGGCTTGCGATGCAGGCCTCGCGCCATTCGGCCGGCTCGTCGAGCGTGAGCAGGTGCACGTCGATGCGCGGCCGCTCACTCATGTCGATGATCGATTCCATCACACCCCACCCCAGTACTGGCCCCAGCGCAGGCCGTAGCCGGCGCGCTCGACGGCTACGGCCTGCGCCTGCCAGCTCGTGAGCCCGTCGCGCTCGGCTTCGATCTCGACGGTGATGCGATCACCTGCCGCGCCGGCGTCCGCGGCGGCGCTCGCCATATCCCAAGTCCAGCCGTTGCCAGTAAGGCCGGATCCGGTGCGCACCAGCACGCCGTCGCGGTCGCGGATGCGCACGGTGTAGGTGGTGCCTGACTCGGGGCCGATGTCGCCCTCGTCTTGCTTCACGAGGTAGGCGGTCTGCTGGGTGCGGTCGCGGTGTGCCCAGGTCAGGATCAGGTCGCCGGCCACGACGGCGGGCTCGCGCTGGCCGTTGATGCGGACGCGCCCCGGCGGATAAGGCCGCGCCTGCCGGCCGCTGAGCAGCAGCGGCTGGCCGTTGGCGGCGAGCACGGCTGCGCCCTGCTCGGTCGATGTGCGCGGGAGGGCAGCGACGAACACCGACTCGCCCGGGGCGCGCTCGATGGTCTCTGCGGCCAGCCACTCGCCGACCCCAATCAGCCGGGTGCCAGCAGCGTGCGCTTTGGGCGTGGTATCGAGCACGCCGCGAGCGAGATTCACTGTGCCCGCGCCGGTGTCGAAGGCGAGGATGGCCACCGCCTCGCGGATCTGGCCCGCCGCATCGACCAGGTAGGCGTAATCACCCACCGCGAGCCGCTCGGGGCTTGCCAGCGCCGTCACCGGCACCGCGAGCGCATCGGCCTCACTCGCTGGCAAGGCGGCGTCGAGCCGCAGCAAGGGCGCGTAGTCTTCGCTGGCCACGGCCTCCAGGCTGGCGCTAGAGGCGCCGGTGGCCAACTGCCAGTTCAGCTGCCCTTGCCCGCCGGCTGCCGTCAGCGCCCCGACGTAGGTGTCGGTGTCGGTGAGGTAGTCGAGATCGGCCCGACTCAGGCGCCGCGCGAGTTCCCAGTACGGCACTTCGACCGCCAGCACCAGCGCCGGCGGCAGGGGCGCAAGCGGCGGCTCCTCGATGGGCGGCGGCGGGGGCGAGAGCACGGTGTCGCCCATGCTGAAGACGTCCTCCACCGCCTCGATGCGCCACTCGGCCGCGCCCAGTGCGCCGGTGTCGATGCCGGTGACGCGCGCGACCATGCGCTCGATGCCGAGACGCGGCCAGTGGAGCCGGAACACATCGCCCGGCAGGGGCGGGCGCGCCAGAGCAGCGGGGGCGATGGTGAGCGTCATGCGCGCCAGCGGCGAGCCCAGCGCGCGCAGGTCGCGCAAGGCGAGCCTGGCGGCCAGCGGCCCGTGGTTCACGCCCGGATAGTCGCGCCGCTGGTTGATCACGCCGCCTTGCAGCTGGATGGCCGCGAGGTTTTGCACCGAGACGGTGGCCTCCTTGCCCGTGGCCCAGTCGGTGTAGACCACGGTGATCTCGTTGGGGAGTTCCCCCCACTGGGCGCGCTCGAAGCGCTCCATGCGCACGATCTCATCAGGCCCGAGCACGGGCAGCCCGTCGATCCAGTAATCGTCGCGCAGCAGTTTCAGCTCGAAGAGGCCCGTTTCGGGGTCGAGGTAGAGGACGCCGCCGATGTGGTCGAGCACCTGGGCGATGAAGGCTTCGATCGGCTGCTGGCGGGTCCACAGCAGGTTCAGCCCAAAACCTTCGCTGGACAGGGCCCAGGCCGCGCTCCAAAAGCTCGATCCGATGGCGCTCGCTGGATAGCCCATGCCCCAGTGCGGGTCGGTCAGGCACTGCACCAGGATGTGCGCCGGGTTCATGCCGACGGTCACGTAGGACCCGGTATCGGCATCCCAGCTTCGCACTTCGGCTTCCCATTGCATCCAGGGCTCGCCGTGCCAGCCTTCCATGAAGCGCCGCACCCGCACTGCCCAAGGCTTGAGGTAGGGGTTGTTGGCGGCGAACAGGATCTTGCGCGCCACCAAGGACAGTACGCCACGGAAGGCCGGGATGGCCGCGCCCAGGCGGCTCATCAGGTAGTCGTTGCGGCCCTGGGTGGCCTCGCCGCCCATCACGTCGATCTCGCCGACCACGCCGCCTTCGCGCTCGTCGCCGCCAAAGAGCGTCGGCTTGTCGATCGACAGGCGCCCGAGCCCGTGGCCGGCCGGCAGCGGCGCGCGGCTGGCGTCTCCCCAGGCGGTGCGCTCGCCGATCTGGATTTCCTGCACCACGTCCACCGGCCCCTGGCACAGCACCAGGTGCATCCCGATGCGGTAGCGGTAGCCGACGGTCTGCGATTTGCTGCGGCCGCCCATCAGGCACGCTCCTCTTGCTTCGCTTGCTGCCGGGCGTGCTCGACCACCCGCCGCGCCATCGCATCGCCCGTGGCCAGCAGCATCTCCGCAGCGATGCCCTCGCGCAGAAAGGCCCGGAAGTCCAGGCCCTGGCGCGCGAACCAGGTCCGGGTGCCGGGCACGCACAGGCCGGCGGCGCGCACATGGTCGATGGTGATGGTCAGGGGCTCGGTCATTTCTTGCCGCCTTTCTTCTTGATCGGCTCGGCTTCCAGGTCGCCGTACCAGACGACGTTGGCGCCCCGGATGAGCACAGAGCCGAAGACGACGGGAATGGGCCGGCCTTCTTCTGCGGTGGGGGCATCGACGTCGGAGAGCGATGCCGGCTTGGGTTCGGGTGGTTTCGGGGCGAGCGCGACCGAGACCAGCGCCGCCACCACGATGACGACGAGGTACCACATGGCGATGCTTCTCAGGGGTCAGAACACGCCCGTCGCAAACGGGTTCTTGCTCGGGATGGCGGGGAAGCCGCCGTAGTTGGCGAGGTTGTTGAAACGCGCCTGGCAGGTGGCCGTGGTGTGGTCGCAGCCAGCCACGAGCACGATCTCGGTGCCGGCCTCGAGGGCCACCGGGTAGAGCAATTCGACGTTGCCACTGTCGTCGGCAACGATCATGTGGCGGGCACCGTCCGGCATCTGCAGCCAGCCGCCGGCGAGCATTCCGAACACGGCGGCAGGTGTGCCGCCTTCGAGTTGGACGCGGCGGCCATCGACGCCGCTGACCACGGCACTCGCAGAAATCGGTGTCGCCCCGCAGGCCGCCGAATACAGCACGTGCGAGCAGGCGCGGCTGTAGAGCCGTCGCAGGCCAATGCGTTTGAGACTCACCTGCGCCGACTCGCAGCGGATGCGGGCCTGATCGTCGCTGACCTCCACGCCCAGCACCCGGCCCATCCAGCGCACGGTAAGGGCGATGCCGCTGGTGTGGATGCGCGCCGTGATCAACCGCACCGCGGTGGCCTCGCCGGTGATGGCCGCCTGCAACAGATGGCGCACCAAGGCGTGGTCGGGTGGCAGCCGCAGTTCCAGCGCCGACTTGGCTGCCTCGGCACCCAGCGCCAGCGCGTTGCGCTCGAGAGGCAGGCTCTTGTAGAGGGTGCCATCCAGATCGACGTCGAATTCGTGCGGCGTCAGATGAAACTGCGCGCTGTCGCTCTCGAAAGCGTAGAGCTCGGCTTCGGAAAGTGTCGTTTCGCTCATGGTCAGTACCCGACGTAGACGACGCGGTCATTGCCGCGCGGCTCGGGCAGCTGGCGCGCGGTGATGGGAATCTCAACCAGCGTGGGCGTATGCCAGTACAGCTCGACGGCATCGTGGTCGAGGCGGCAGCGGGTAAGGCGCAGGACGCGGCTGCCCGCAGGCACCGGCGCATCGAGCCCCGAGCGCAGCACCAGCACGCCGCTCTGGTCGCGGTGGCAGGTCGCGGTGAGCGCGTGCTGCCGGCTGCCGTCCGGATGCAGGATCAGGCAGGCGGCGGGGCGGTGCCAGAAGGCGGAGGCGTCCTCGCCCGTCACCCGCAAAAAGCCGTCTTCCGGGTCGGCTTCGGCGCTCACCCAAAGGATCGGGGATAGGCCATCGGGCAGCCAGAAGGCGCCCAGGCGGCCCTGGACCCGCTCCAGGCGCGAGCGCCAGCGCTCGATCTCCAGCGGCGTGCTGACCAGATAGCGGCGCTGGTAGGTCGTCGCCGGCCACGGATCGTCGCGGCGCACCCAGGGGTCGGCGCTTGAGAGGTCTTGCCGGGTGACCAGCGCTTGCGCGCTGACCGACGGATCCTCGCGCCAGTTGCCGTCCGTCCACACCGGCAGGCCGTCGAGCACCGGATCGTCGAGCAGGTCCATCTCCGGCAGGGGCGCGGGCGCGAGGCTCGCGGTCACGCGTCCGCCTGCTGCGCCCGGCACCCACTGGGCGAAGTCCGCCGCCTCGCTGGCCATGCCCCACGCCAGCGGCATGACCGCAGCCCCGGCAGGCGCTGCGCGCGCCAAGGGCTCGGCGAGCCACAGCCGGTTCGCTTCCACCAGCGACAGCCGCGCGGTCTGCCAGCCATCGGCGGCGAGGATCAGGACCCAGCGCTCATCCCCATCCCAGCCCCGCAGCCCATCGAAGCCCAGCCGCACGTCGGCTGCCAGCGGCACGAACGGCTCTGCCTGCACCGGGGTCACGGCCAGCGCCAGCGACCCTGCCTCAGCGGCTTCGGTCAGGTGCGCGGCGTGCTGCGGCAGCGGCCACAGCGCTTCTTGCCCGAGATGATCGGCCAGCCAGTCGGCCACCAGTGCATCGGTGGGCCGGCCGTGGCCCACGGCGTAGGTGAGCAAGCGCCGGGGTACGCGGCGCAGCCCTTGGCGGGCTTCGTTGCCGCTGGCCGTCCGCGTGACGCTGGTCTGCCACTCCAAGCGTTCGACGAGCGGCTCGGCCCAGTCGTGGCCGAAGGCGAACACCCCGCGCGGGGCATCGGGCCACGGCGCATCGCCGAGGGCCTCCATGCCGGTGGCGACGATGCCGGCAGCAGCCGTGTCCCGGCGCAGCACCTCGACCAGCAACGCGGGGGCCTCGATGGGCGCCCAGGGGGCTGCCAGCGATTCCGCCAGCAGGCCAGCTGCCGAATCGGGCGGCCAGGGGGATGTCGCCGCCTCCGGCGTGAGCAGGGCCGCGCCTGCACCAAAGCTGGCCTGCGACAAGGCTTCCGCGCGCAGCGCAGGCAGGCTCGCGGCAGGTATTGGGCCGCTGCTGGCCTCCGCGACGTGCTCGGCGACGATGCGATCCGTCATGCCGACTCCACGCCGAACTCAGCGGCATTGAAGGCCGCTTCGGTCCATGGGACGTTGCCGCTCGGGTTGCGCTCAAACAGCGCCGTGTGCCAGGCCAGTTGCTCTTGCAGCACGAGGTCGGCGCTCACCGCGGTCTGCGCGCCGCTCACTACCAGCCCCCTGACCTTGCCCAGCCCCGCATCGGTCTTGCGGGCGAGCATCGTCACCTGCACGCCATGAATGGCGGGGGTGGCCATCGCCGGCAGCGGGGCGATGTCAAAGGTCTGGCGCAAGCCGGCGGCGTTGGCGCGGATACTGCTCGCCTCATCGACGTCGCTGACCGATTGCCAAGCTGACGCGGCGCCTTCGACCGTCCACTGGTTGAGGCTGCCGTCGGCCTGGGCGGCAAGCGCATCCACCCGCACATCGCCCAAGAAGGTGTTGTTGATCGTGCCCGAGGTGTCGGCAAGGTAGAGGTCGTCCACGTCCAGCGTGACCGGACAAGGCTCGCCCGGAACGGCGCCGATGAAGGCGGTGAGAAGCTGAGCGCCGCCTTGCAGCGTGTTCTGGGCGGTGAGCTGGATGGCAATCATCCCGTTGACCCGCACGCTCAACACACCGTTGCTCGTGCCTTGTGTGACCTGCAGCTCGACGTAGTGCCAGCCGCGCGCCGGCGCGGTGGCGATCGAGGTCGAGAGCAACTGCTCGTAGCCGGACTGCCCGCGGTAGAGCTTGAGCCGCCCGTCCTCGCCGATTTTGACGAGGTGCGCCACCTGCGCATTCGCATCGCGCACGCCCAGCAGCACGGGTTCTGCACCCGTGTTCTCGAAGGGCGCCACGCGAATCGCCGCGCCTACGATGAGGCTGGTGCGGGTGGCTTCCAGGTTCTTGACGTAGCCGCCGCCCGAGCCCGCTGGCAAACGCAGGGCGTAGGAGGATGGGCGACGGCCATTGATCCGGGTGGCCTGCGGCGACAGGTACGCCGCCTTGCCGCGCGCCAGCCACGGATCGCCGAAGGTATCCAGCGCCTGCGGATCGTAGTGGTCGAAGCCGTCGATGAAGAGCAAGGCCATGGCTATCCCTGGAGCGCCGCGCGCACCGCGCGCGCGTTGCGCCCGATGATGTTGAGGATCACCCGCTCGCCGGCGGGCGTTTGAAGATGGTCGTGCGTCACGCCGGGGTCGATGGCGTTGACGATGCGCACGGCCTGATTCACTTGCGGCGCCGCCGGTTGCACCTGGACCTGCGGTACGAGTCCCCCGGCGGCCAAGGCCAGGCGGTGGCCGTCCCAAGCGGGTGGAGCCTTCAGACCATTGAGGGCATCCAGAAACGCCACGCCCACGCGCTTGACGGCCGCGGCCCGCACCACATACTCGCCGGCCGAGAGCCGCGCCGGGATCGAATCCGAGGTCGAGGTGCCGGGGCCCGATACGTAGCCCCTCACGTAGCCGCCCGAGGCGAACTTCTTGAGGTTGCCCATCAGTGCCATGACCGCGGCCACCATGGCCGCCATCGCGGCGATGGCCAGTCCTGGCCCGACGATGGGAATGGCGGCCTGGGAGGCGGCTGCTCCGGAGCCGGCTTCAGCCGCGTTGGCGCTGACCTTGGCCGCCGTCTCGGCCTGCTTGGTGGCCACCGACTGGGCCACGGCCGCCTGCTCGATGGCGGCTTCCTGCTGGGTAAAGCCCAGCTTCATCGCCAGCATCCTGGCCTGCATCGCCACCCACTGCTGAAAGGGCTGGATGACCAGGTGCTGCAGGAAGGCCTCCGAGATGCTGCGGAAGATGTTCGAGAGCCCCTCGCGCAGGCTTTGCGCCCCACTGGCGATGCCCTGCACGGCCTGGCCGAAGCCCTCGCCGATGCGGTTCCACACCGGCGCGAGCTCATCGGTCACGAGCCGCGTGCGCTCCAGCTCGTTGCGCCAGGCCTGCACACGGATCACCGCCTCTGGCCCGATGGCCTCAGCCGCCTGCTGCATCGCGGGCAAGAGGCGCTGCATCTCGGCCGCGGACTGCTGTTGCAAGGCCACGATCTGCTGCCGCGCCTGGGCTTCGGTGAGCAAGCCCGCCTGGGTCTGGATCTGGATGGCTTCCTGGGCGTTTCTCAGCCGCTCGGTGACTTGCCGCCACTGGGCTTCGAGCGCGGCGAGGTTGGCCTGGGCGGCCTTCACGTCGATCAGCCGGTCGATGAGCGAGACGCCGTCGGCGTCACTCTCGGCGGCCAGGCGCGCGCGCAGATCGCGAACGCTGCGCTCGATGGCCGCTCGCCGGTCGGCGTCGGTGGCCGTGCCGGTGAGTTGGGCCAGCTCCTCGCGCGCGGCGGCCAGCGCATCGGCCAGTTCGCGCTCGGCCTGCGCGGCCGCTCTGGCGTTGGCCTGCTCGATGTCGGCGCGGCGGTTGTTGAGGATGATGAGATCTGCCTCGAGCCGTGCGACCTCGCCCCGGGCCCGCAGGCGCTCGTTCTCGCTGCCGGCGCTGGCGGCGACCTGCCGGCTGCGGGCGAGTTCCTGCTGACGGCGCTCGATCTCGGCGCCGATCTCCTGCTGTTCGAGCGCGGTCTTGCGCGCGTGGTACTCGCGCAGCGAGATCAGGCGGTCTTGCAAGGCGGCGTCCAGCGCGGCCTGCTGCCGGCCTAGGCCGTCCTTGAGTAGGGCGAGTTCGGCGTCCAGCTGCGCCTTGATCCAAGCGGTCTGCGCGCCGGTGCTGTCCTGCGCCGATTTGGCCGGCTTGGGTCTGGCCAGCCGCTGCAGCAACTCCGGATCGGCCTGGATCCGGGGCGCCCGGACCTCGATGGGCTTGGGGTCGAAGAGGCTGTCGCGAAACGCGGCCAGTTCGTCCAGGCGGCGCACGAGGCCGCCCTTGAGTTCGGCGATGATGGCGCGAGCCCCGGCGGTGTTGCCACGCAAGGCCTGCACGGCGGCGGCCACGCCGGCGCCGATCGCCTCACCGAGCGCCACGAAAGCCTTGCCGACGGTGGCCGCCCCCAGCGCCAGGGTCTTGAGCACCAGCACCACGCCGTCGAGCACCGCGCGCAAGGCGCCGCCTTGCTTGGCCGACTCGACCATGCCGGCGGCCATCTCGTTCATCGCCGGCAGGAAGGCCTCGATCACCCGGTTGGCGATGCTGGTGGTCGCCAGCTTCACCTTGGCCAGGGCGTCGTTGAAGGCTTCGGCCTGCGCGGCGGTCTCGCCGCCAATCTGCACGCCGAGCGCTTCCATCTCGCCGGTCAGGGCCGCGATGCCTTCGCGTCCCTGGTTCAGGAAGGGGATGAGCTCGGCGCCGCTCTTGCCGAACAGTTGCACCGCCAGCGCCGACTTCTGCGCGCCGTCGGGCATGGCCTGGAGGCGGTCGGCCAGATCGAGCAGCACCGCATCGGTCGCGCGCAGCGTGCCGTCCTGGTTCTTGAACTCGACACCCAGCGCTTTGAGGCGCCGGGCGGACTCCTCCGAGCCCGTGGCCGCCTCGAACATCGTGGTGGCGAGCTTCTTGAGCCCCGTCTCGAAGGTCTGTGCCGAGACACCGGAGAGTTCCGCCGCCGGCACCAGGGTGGAGAGCGACTCCACCGTGATGCCCACGCGCTGCGAGAGCTTGTTGAGCGCATCGGCCGAGTCCAGCGCCGACTTGACCATCGCACCCAGCCCGGCAACGGACACCGCCACGCCCAGATTGGCGAGCATGCCGTTGACGCGCTTGGCCGCGTCGGCCAGGCCGCCCAGGCCGCGCTTGATCGAGTCGAAGGCCGCGCGCGTCTCGTCGACGGCGCGGATGAGGATTTGGGCGCGGTTGTTTGCCATCAGGCTTGGTCCAGTTCCCGTTGAATCGCCCGCGCGAGTGCCGGCAACGCCCGCTGCACCCCGGCGGCGAGATCCAAGCGCCGCTTCAGATCCACCCGACGCACCAGCACGGCGATCGGAATCTCCTGGCCGCGCTGCAGACGCTTGGTGCCGGAGCGCTGCCGCTCGGCGCGCTTGAAGCGGTTGAGTTGCGCGGCGTTCTCCCGGAGGTTCTCGGTCATCAGCAGCACGCGGCCGCCTCTCTCGACGAAGAAGGCATTGCCCGAGCGCATCAGGCCGTCGATCACGGCCTTGAAGCGCTTGGGGCCGATGCGGCCGGGCAGCAGCGGGATCAACAGATTGCCGCTCACCGTGCCGCCTTCGGCGTGGATGCCCAGCCACGGAATCCGGCTGCCCACCCACAGCGCAGGCAGTCGCTCGGACTTGCGATCGAACACCTTGACCTGCATCGACGCCACGAAGCTCGCGCGCCGCACCCGAAAGGCGCTGCGCATCGCCGAGCGCGCCGCCTCGCGCACCTCGCGCCCACCGGCGTGCATGCCGCGGGCGACGGCGGCGTGGATCGCCTGCCTGCGCTCGGCGCTCCAGGCCGAGAGCCGCCTCGGATCCAGCAGTCCGGAGGTGGTGAGCGTCAGACGCATAGATCAGCCCTCCAGCAGCTCGCGTTGCAGCCGTTCGATGGCCGCGCGCTCGCCCTGGGCCGCCACGGCGTGGACAGCGAGCCGCAGGGCCAGTTGCTGTCGCTCGATCCGTGCGTCTGCGTCCAGCAAGGCCCGCGCTTGCGCCAGCGTGTAGCGCATCACGTCATCGAGCCGGTGCCCGGCGCGGATCAGGCGGGCGACGGCGCCGTCCCAGCCCGAATCTGGCCCAGGGTCGGGGCCAGCCGCTGCGCCGCGCCCTGGATCGCCGGTGCGAGCTGCCCCACAAAAAAATCCGCGTTCACCTCGAACACGGCTGCCGCCAAGGTGACGGCCTCATCGAGCGACAGATCGTTCACCCAGGATCGATCGCGCCGAGTGGTCAGGGCCAGCAGCTCCAGCACCGCCTCGCCGTGCCGCGCCAGAAGGTCGAACCAGTCCGGCTCGGCCGAGCGGTTGGCAGAGAGATCGGTAGAGAGATCAGCGGTCATGGGCCGCACCACAGCAAGGAGACGCGGCAGCTCCCCCAGCCGGATCGGCGTGAGCTCCACCGTGGTGCCGGCCACCGTGACCACTTTGGGCGCGGGCGGGAAGGTCTGGAAGTCGGTGCTCGTGTGGGTCATCGCCATCCCCTTACAAGAGCACCAGGTGGCCGAACTGGCCCAGATCGCCGCCGGCCGGCTTGGTGAGGTCGGCCAGCACCTGGCCGGAGAGTTCAAACTTCAGCAGTTCGTCGGTGATGATGGACAGCTCCTTGGCCGGGTTGATGGCCACGCGATAGAGGTCGATCACCACCTCGCGGTTGCCGTCGGCGGTGTTCAGCCCCTCGAAGCGGATCCAGCGCTCGGGCAGGGCCTGGGTGAACATCGCCGTGCGGCTGGCCGCCCCATAGGCATAGTCCACCGTGAAGGGCTCGGTGTAGGGGCCGCCGGTGCTGGCGTCCAGGATCAGCAGCGACCCGTGCTTGGCGTTGACGCTGTACTGACTAGCCGGCAGCGTCTTCGGGGTGGTCGGGTCCGAGTCCTGGACCTGCACCGCCGAGACGTTCTGGTGCGCGAGCGGATAAAGATGCCCGGGCGTGACCGGGTTGGGCAGCGCTTCGCCCGTGACCGTGCCCGGCGTGACCTGGGTGCTGTGGCCGTAGAGCGCCAGCGCCAGGTTGGCCGGGATGAGTTCCTCCAGCGTGCAGGCGAACTCGCCCTTCTTGGTCTTGATCAGTTGCAGGTCGGTCAGGCGCTGGCCGGACTGCGCCTCCTGGTGTTCCAGCGTCTCCACCGACAGCGACACCTTCAGTTCCGGCACGTTGCCGACGAAGGTGAGTCCTGCCGGGTTGCCGGCCGAGTCGCGCGCGCCGATGTAGACGCGTCCCTGTCCAGAAAAGTAAGCCATTGCCGCGCCTCCTCAGCGATCGGCGATGTGTCCGGACAACGCGCCGTGTCGGCGCGTTGCGGCGAAGGCTAATGCCCGCGTAGCGGGCGTTAAGCGAAGCGGCCGAAGCCAGAAGTAGGCCATGGTCAGTCTCCCGTGGGGGTGGGCGTGGACGGGGCCGCGGCGGCGGGACCGTCACGGCGCGGGGGTTTGGGGGATGGGGCCGGCGCCGGGGAGTCCGGCGTGACGAGTCGGGCCACGCCCCGGGCGATCAGCCAGCGGGCGCTGGCCTCGGGCAGGTCCAGCCGCGCGCCGGCGCTCAAGCGCCGACCGGCGTGGGTGTGGGCTTGGAGCAGTTCGATGTGCATTGGATGGGTCATCCCGGGGTCGTGAGGTCGGTCAGCGTGGTGCGGTAGCGGATCTCGTAGCGCGCCGGCAGCATCACCGTGCCGGCATCGAGGTCGTCGGCGTCCCAGTCGGCGTCGAGCTCGCGCACCGCGAGCGCCAGGCCGCCCAGGTTCGGGTCCGCGAGCACGGCGGCGTGGGCGGCGACGATCAGCCGGTCGGCCGCGTCGAAGGCGTCCGCGCCGCGCGCGAGCGCGACCAGGCGCACGGTGAGTGCCCGGTCCACCAGCCGGTTGGCGTGCGCGATGAGGGCGTCGCCCTCGACGGAGACGAGCAACGCAGGGCCGGCCTCGCGGGGCAGCGGTGTCGCCGGCTGGCGCAGCACGGGCACCGGGGCCAGGGCCGCAAGGAGGCGATCGATCAGGATGCGCAGCAGGCGCTCGCGCACCGAGTTCATGGCAGCCTCGCGAGCCTCGCCCGGCACTCGCGGCCGTCGCCGAGCGCCCTCACCTCGCGCACGCGGTAGGACTCGCCGGCGATGGTGACCACGTCGCCCAGTGCGAGATGGATGCGCGAGGCCGCGTATTCGAGCTCGAAGTCGCGCGCCAGCGCCAGGCCGTCGAGCACCGTCTCGTCCGGCGCACGGAACGCGCAGTACACGGTGGCGGTGCCCACCACGACGGGCGTCAAGAGCCCCGCGCGCTCGGCGGCGTCGTATAGATCCTCCACACGGACCATCGGACAGGCACCGTCAGACGGTGAGCTTCACCAGCACGCCGGGCCGGTGGCACATCGGCAGCGGGTTGCTCTGGGTGTGCAGATCGGTGCCGCGGTCGAACTTGCGCGGCTCCTGCTTGGCGTAGAGCGGCTGGCCGAGGGTGCCCACCGTCTCGTTGAAGTCGGCCGGGGCGAAGTAGGTGGCGAAGGTGTCCACCGTCCCCAGCGGGAAGGCGTGGGCCTCGCCCGCGGCGATGAAGCGGCGCGCGTTGCCGTTGGCGTCGGTGGCCTGGCCGCGGTACTCCTCGAAGGTGATGCCGGCGAAGACGAAGCCGGCGCGCACGTCGTTGATCAGGATCGCGCCCTGTTGCCACTGCGCGTAGGCCTCCTTGACCGACTTGTGGCCGGTGAGCTGACGGAAGAACTCGGGCGAACAGAGGACGTGCACGCCGGTCATGAACTCGCCCTTCAGGTTCTCCTCGATGTGGGCCAGCACCTCGTAGCAGTGGCCCTTGACGTCGCTCGCGGCATTGGCCAGATCGAAGGCGATGGTGGTCTGCCTGAGATCGAACTCGTCGAACAGGTCGTAGATCGTGCTGCCGTCGGCGTCCAGGATCTGGCCCTTGAGCGCGCCCATGCGCAGGTGTTCGAGGGTGATCGCGTGCTTGTTGCGCATGGTCTCCAGGTGCCGCGCCAGCACGCCCGCGACGGCCTCCATTTCCGTCTCCGAGCCGAAGGCCCGGATGCCCTGGACCTCCTCGGGCAGGACCACGTCGTCGTGCGGGATGTGCGGGATGACGAAGGAACGCAAGGAGCGCTGGCCGCGTTCGCCCACCGTGCCCGGCGAGCCGGGCGGCCGGGTGGGCAGCAGGTTCAGGCGCCCGGCGTACTCCTCGATGACGACCTGGCGCGTGCGCACGGGCTTGGCCGGAAACAGGTTCAAGGCTTCCAGCCGCCCGTAGCGGTTGGGGATCAGGTTGATGGCGGCGGTCAGGCTCGCCATCGAGAAGCCGGGGGAATCGAAGGGGTTGAGCATCGGGGTCTCCAGAAATGCGAAAGAGGAGCTTCGGCGCAGGCTCATGCCGGCGAAGCCGGTGTGAAGCCGCGTAGCGGCGGCCGAAGCCAAACCCGCCAGGCGGCGGGTCGCTCGAGTTGGTCGGGATCGGGTGTCGGTCAGGCGCTGTCGCGCACCACGATGCCGCGCGCTTCGAGCTGTGCGATCGCAGCGAGCTGCTGCGCGGTGGTGATCCCCGCGGGCCAGACCAGCGCGTTTCGCGCGACGATGGCGTGGCGGGCGATCAGGATCGCGTCCTCCCGGTCGATCAGCGTCGCATCGACGGCCAGCGCGAGCACGCCCACGGCGACTTCGCTGCCGTCGCCGGCCGCGGGGTCGAGGGCCTTGAGCTTGCTTGTGGCCGTCTCGCGGCCGACCACGGCGCCGAGCGGCAGGTTCTGCCCGGCGGCCACGGTCGCCCGCTCGCGCGAATACAGGTTCGGCGCCTCGTACTTCAGCAGGTCGCCGAGGTTGGGGGCTTGGGTGAGCGTGGGCATGGCTTACTCCGCGGCAAGGGGTTCTCGACGGACGAGTTTCTTCACGGCGGCGACCACGGGCGAAGAGGCCGGATCGGCGCCGGGGGCGGCCCAGTGCTGCGGGACATGGGTCGAGCGCACGGCGGTATCCGTGCTGCGCTCAGCACGCGCTTCGATCAGGGCGCGGCGCACCTCGGCTTCGGTGCGGCCGGCGGCGATGAACTCGGCGGCGCGCTCGGGGCAGCCGGCGATCAGGCACAGCTCGGCAATCACTTTCGCGGACTGCGCCACTTCGCGGCGGGCCTCAGCGGCCAGCGCTGCGACGGTGTCCGGGCCGAGCGCCTCGGGGGTGTGCTCGAACGTGCTGTCGGGTGACGCATCGGCTGGGGTGTGGGTTGGTGGGGTGGTTGGGGGATGGGTGGGGATGTCGGTCATCGCGGGGGTTCCTCGCAAGGTGTTCGCCTTCCCGGTCGATCTCTGGCGCGGCGGGGAAGGCAAACGCCGCGGGGTGGCAAGCTGTCGGTCGAGTTCGGCGAGCACCGCAGGCAGCGTGGCCACTCCATCGGCCAGGCCCGCGTCCATGGCCTGCGGGCCGAAGAAGAGCGCGGCCTCGGTCGCGCGCACCGCGTCCTCGGACAGGCCGCGCATCGCCGCCACGTGCGCGACGAAGAGGCCGTGGAGCCGGTCCACCTCGGCCTGCAGCGCCACGCGGGCGGCATCGTGTAGCGGCTCGTGCGGCGAGTAGTCGTTCTTGCGCTCGCCCGCGGTGATCGCGGTGTAGCGGTAGCCGTCTTGGGCGTCCTTGACCGACTGGTCGACGTGCAGCGCGATCACGCCGATCGAGCCCACGCCGCCGGTCTCGGTGACGTAGAGCCGCTCGGCGGCGCAGCCGATCGCGTAGGCCGCGGAGAAGGCGGCGTCGTTGGCTACGGCCCAGATGGGCTTGAGGCCGGCCGCCTCGCGCACGCGGCGGGCGAGCTCGAAGCAGCCGCCCGTCTCACCCCCGGGTGAGTCGATGTCGAGCACGATGCCGGCGACCGTCGGGTCGCCAAGTGCCGCCTCCAGCCGCGCGCCGATGTCGGCGTAGCTCACCAGCCCCGAGGCCGCCTCCAATCCCAGCGTGCGCTTGACCAGGGTGCCGTGGATCGGCACGACGGCGACCGAGCTTGACGGAAACGCCGGAGGGGTCGAGGCCCTCGGCAGCGGCGGCGCGAGTTCGACGTCCGGCGCGGCGAGATTCAGGCGCTCGGAGAGCACCGCGAGGATCACGTCGAGCTTGGCGCGCTGGACGAGCAAGGGCGTGCCAAAGAGCCGGGAGGCGAGATGGGGCAGCATCGGTTCAGTCCTGAAGTTCGGTGTCGGGCGCGGAGGACGGCGCCGGGGTGGTCGGCCGGTCATGCCGGGGGTCGGAATCGAAGATCAGCCCCAGTTCATCGGCGCGACGGTTGTCTGCAGCGATCTCGCGGTCGATGTCCTCGGCGTCGTAGCCGTAGGCCGAGATGGCCTCCGAGCGGCTCATCAGTCCGGCGCGGATCGCGAGCTTCAAGGCGTTGAACTCCTTGAGCGGATCGACCCACTGCCAGCCCTGTGGGATCCACTTGGCGGCCTGGTACGCGCGCCGGCGGCGGGCGTAGCCGGGGAGGCTCAGCGCGCCTTCCAGCACGGCCTGCTCCATCCAGGCGCGCCACACCGGGCGACAGAGCTGGTGCACGATCACCCCGTGCTGGATGGCCTCGCAGCGGCGGCGAAACTCCAGCAGCCCCGCGCGGATGGACGAGTAGTTCACCTGCGTGAGATCACCGGTGAGCATCTCGTAGGTGATGCCCATGGCGGCGGCCACGGCCCGGAACTGCTGGCGCATGAACTCGCCGTAGCTCGAGCCCACGTCGGCCGGCGCCGAGAACTTGATGTCCTCGCCCGGCTCCAGGATCTGCAAGGTGCCGGGTTCCAGCCCGGCGAGCGCCGCGCCCTGGGCGTCCGGCAGCCCTTCGCCCATCAGGCTGTCCTCGGGGGCGAGCCGCGTGATGAAGCCGGCGAACATCGCCGCGGTCTTCTTGCGCACCAGTTCCGCATCGTCGTACTGGTCGAGTTCGTGCAGCTTCACCAGCGCCCGCGCAAGCCACGGCTCGCCGCGGATCTGCCCCGGGCGCAGCGGGCGGAACAGGTGGATGACCTCGTTCGCCGGCACGCGCACGGTGTCGAGACCTCCCGCGGAGGCGCCCGTGCCCGACATCGGCGCCAGGTTCCCGTCGCCCGGGTGCGAGCGGTGCAGGTGGTAGGCCACGCGCCGCCCGAGCCGGTCGAACTCGATGCCGGCGCGGATCACGTTGCCTGAAGGCAGGTCGCGGTTGAGCGTCGTCGGCAGGTGCTCGGGCTCCAGCACCTGCAGCTGCAGCCCCACCGGCAGACCGTCCTCGGGACGGCGCCAGCGCAGCCGCACCAGCGCCTCGCCGCCTTCGAGCATTGCGCGAGTGGCGAGTGCCTGCAGGCCGTAGAAGTCGGTCAAGCCCGCCGCATCGGCCTCCTCCACCCAGTCCCACCACAGCGCGTGGATGGCCTCGCGCACGGCCGCATCAGTCACCATGCTCTGCGGCTTGATGCCGGTGCCGATGGCATTGGCCACGAAGGCTTCGATGCCCGCGGCCGCCCAGGCGTTGCGCCGGGCGAGATCGCGGCTCTTGGCGCGCAGCTCGGACTGCGTGTAGGCCAGCGCCGCCACCGCCCCGGGGTTGCCGACCTGCCAGGCCAGCGAGCGGCGACCGCCGCCTGCGCCGTCGTAGGTGGGGCCAGCACCCAGCAGCCGGCGCTTGAAGTTCTGCCACCAGCCCATCGTCACGTCCCCTTGGCGGTGGTGACGCGGATCTGCCGCGGCGCGCCCGGCCACAGCCCCGTGGCCACGGCCTGCTCGAAGAGGTCGCGCTTGACCGCGCGGATGGCGGCCTGCAGCTCCTCGATGGAGCGGTACTCGACGGTCTTGTCGCCGAAGGTCACGCGTTTTTCGCCTTTGGCGAGCGCCGCTTCCAGGACATCGAGATGGGCTTGGGTGTAGGCCATCAGCGGTAGACCACGAGGTTGATTTCGGTGGAGTCGTCGAACGACGCGGCCGTGGTGGCGCAGCTGAGGTCGACGTACTGGGCGGTCTTCTGATCCGTGCTCGCGCGCACGATGGCCAGCCGCTGCGTGCCGCTGTTGGTGCTGCTGCGGGCCAGCGCCGTCCAGCAGTAGTCGGCATCCGGCATCGGGGTGGCGAAGGTGATTCGGTAGCGACCCGCCGCCGTGCGGGTGACACCGGCCACGTTGTGGGCCGCGCGCACGACGATCTGGTTGCCCACGAACCCGAAGCACACCCAGGCCCGGGCCAAACCGGGGTGGGTGGCATCGATCTTGGTCCGGACCTCGATGCCGATGCGGCCGGCCAAGGCGGCGATGCGAGCGGCCAGGCTCATCAGGCGAGCGCCACTTCGAAGATCGCGACGAAGTCGGTGTCGGTGTCGCCCACATCGCTGGCGGCCACCGCGCCGATGTTGCTGCGCGCCTGAAGTTGCTCGGCCACAGTCAGCGTCTGCGCCGCATCGAAGCGCACGCGGTTGTTGACGGCGGAAAGCAGCGCATCCAGGCCGCTGGTGCCGTTTTGCAGCAGCTGCTGGATCTCCAGCAGGGTGTCGTAGGCGGCGTCCGCCCCGCCCAGGATCTCGGCTTTCAGCGCATCGAGCAGCGTGACGATCTTGCTCGACGAATAGGTGCTGGTGGTGGCGACCTGGGTATCGTCGATCGCACCGGACGCGAGCACCGCGGCTTTGAGTTCGTTGATCGCCGCCACCAAGCTCGACTTGTCGGTGGTGGTGAGGTTGGCGAGGTTGCCGGCCTTGGCGCGTACGTCGTTGAACTCCTGCGCGACGCGGATGACCAGGCTTTCGATGCGGGTGGCCAGACTCATGGGTTCTCCTTCGGGGTTCGGGACAGCCAGCTGAGATCAGCGCAGCCAGGGGCTGCGGATCACGCGCCGACGTGATGGGGTTGCAGAAACAGCGAGGCCACCTCGCTGGGTGGCCTCGTTCGATTCACTGTCTCGGATGGGCGCTGGCGCATCCGGTGGTGTCGCCAGCCCCAGTTGCCGCTCCAACTCGCGCCAGTGGCGCTCCTCGAAGCGGTCCAGGCCCGCCGCGCTGGCCGCGGCGCGGGCGTAGACGTAGCAGTCCAAGGCTTCGTTGCGCTCGCGCATCTTCTGCCACTCGCGCACCGGGTAGCCGTTGCGGTCGCGGCGGGTGACGAGCTGCTCGGCGCACAGCTGCTGGATGAACTCGGCGTCGATCTTCGGCAGGTGCACATACCCGGCCGGATAGACCGGGGTCGAGCCGTCCTCGGCAACGTCGGGGCTCTTCCTCAGGTTGTTGTAGAGCTCCAGCTTGGCGATGCCCACCGCCACGCTGTAGACCTTGATGCCCCGACGCAGCTTCTTGCCCGCCTGCGAAACATCTACCGCGGTCGGGGTACCAATCAGCGCCGCCCCGCGGGCCACGCCCTTGACGGCCATCACCCGCGGATCGCGGCAGGCGCGCACGAAGGCGTAGGCCTCCTGCGTCGCGAAGCCGGTGTCGAGCGCGAAGCGCGCCAGCGGCATCTGCGCTCCCGTCTCGTGCGTCCAGGTCTCGGCAACGAGTTCCGCCAGGCGCAGCCACACCGCATCGCGCGCCGTGTCGCCCATCAGCACCCGGTGCTCGACGAGCCAGGCCTCTTTGCCGCGCCCGAAGGCCCAGATCGAGACTTCGATGCGGTCCTTCTGCACGTCGGCACCGCCCACCAGCAGCAGGCCCCCGTCAGGGACCCGGCCCAGGGGATAGTCCTCCCGTCGCTCCAAGAGGCGCTGCCAGTCCGGCGCTTCGCCCTCCTCGACCCAGGTCTCGCCCAGTTCGGTGTTCTTGAAGGTCTTGATCGCCGCAGCGGAACCGGACTCCTTGCTCACCGCCGCTTCCCACGCTGCCGCAATCTCGCGCCACGAGCGCCAGCCGACCGGGCTGTAGAGCGAGGACAGGTGAAAGCCTGCGGTCTTGAGGCCATTCTCCGGGGCGAGAGCACGCCACTCGCCGTGCTCCAGCATCCAGGTCTTGTGGTGCTCGGCGATGGGTGTGTCGCAGGATTCGCAGACGTAGGCCGCGGTCTCCGGCGCCCCGCGCTCCCATCGAAGCTGTTCGAATCTCAGCCACTGCCGGTGCGAGCAATGCGGGCAGGGCACGAAGTAGCGGCGCTGGTCGCTGGCCTCGTACTCACGCTCGATGGCCGAGGCGCCCGCGATCGTCGGCGTCGAGAC